GACGCAGCTCACGGTGCCCGCGAGCATCACGAACCTCAAGACCTCGGCTTGGGGTATGACCTCCGTCGAGCTCCGCGACGCGCTTCAGGAAGGCCGTCTCGCTCAGGGCGCGAACCAGAAGCTCGCCTCCGACATCAACGTGGCGCTCATGCAGGCCGCGACCGGCCTCGGCTCGCTCGTCGTGACGACGGGCACCCCGGCGGGCTCGTTCGACGACATCGCGCTCTGCGACACGCTCATGAACGAGACGGGCGTCCCCGGCGACATGCGCTACCTCTCGCTCTCCTCGCGCAGCTACAACGGCCTCGCGGGCAACGTCGTCGGCACGACGCGCTCCTTCGGGCAGAGCAACCGCTCCGACAAGGCGTTCGAGCGCGCGTTCGTCGGCATGGTGTCGAGCTTCGACACCTACAAGCAGGATTACGCGCTTCGCCTCACCGGCAACACGACGGCAGTCGGCGCGGCGACCATCGACACGACCGGCGGCACGGGCACCATCGCGAACTACGTTCCGAAGGCGACCGACACGAGCGTCGCGGGCATCCTCAACGTCGACAACCGCTTCCAGACGGTCGCGGTGAGCAACGGCGCCCTCTTCAACGTGGGCGACGCCTTCACCATCGAGGGCATCGAGGCGGTGCACCTCATCACCAAGCAGCCGACTGGCCAGCCGAAGACGTTCCGCGTCGTCTCGAAGCCGGGCGGCAACAACATCGTGATCACCCCGCCGATCATGAGCGCGTCAGGCGCTGGCACGACCGAAGCCGAGAAGCAGTACAAGAACTGCGAGCGCGCTGGCGTCGGCCTCGCTGCCGCCGACATCACGTTCCTCAACACCACGACCGCTGATCTCAACTGCTTCTGGCACAAGTCGGCGATCGAGCTTCTCCCGGGTCGCCTCGCGATCCCCGAGAACGCCGGTGTCGCCGTCATGCGCGCCAGCACGGACCAGGGCCTCGAGGTCGTGATGCAGAAGCAATTCAACTTGCTTTCCAGCCTCACCGAGTACCGCGTCGACGTGCTCTTCGGCACGGCGGTTCTCAATACCGAAATGGTCGGCGTGCTACTTTTCGACCAGTGATTTCCCACTGATTCGAGAAAGGAGGAGCGGCTTCGGTCGCTCCTTCTTTTTTCTCTTGCGCGTGCTACCGTACACGCCATGCCGCTCGTCAAAGGATACTCGAAGGGCTCCGTCTCGAAGAACATCAAGACGGAGATGAAGGCCGGGAAGCCGCAGAAGCAGGCCGTCGCGATCGCGCTTTCGACGGCGCGCAAGGCGAAGGCCGCGAAGAAGGGGAAGTGAAATGCCCCTCGTCTACCGCAAGACCAAGCACGGCCTCGAGTACCGCAACGAGGCCCCGCACCTCGTCGCCAAGCGCGTCGCCGAGGGCTGGTGCACGAGCAAGGCCGACGCCCTCGCGCCGAAGCCCGCAGACGCGAAGCCTCCCGTGCCCGTCGCCGCTGCTGACGCGCCCGCGATTGCTGCGCCCGTAGCCGACGACCTTCCGGTAGCCGTCGACGACGACGCCCCGCCGACGCGCGCGGAGCTCGAAGCGAAGGCCGCGGAGCTCGGCATCAAGGTCGATAAGCGGTGGAGCGACAAGACGCTCGGGGAGCGCATCGATTCCTTGCTTGCGAACGTGAACGCGGCGCCATCGGAGGGTTAACGCATGGGCTACTCGAAGCGGCAGTACATCGAGGCGGCGCTGACGGAGATCGGCCTTGCCGACTACGTGTTCAACCTCACGGCGAACGACCTTCAGACGGCCCTGCGCCGTCTCGACGGCATGATGGCCGAGTGGAACGAGCGCGGCATCCGTCTCGGCTACCCGCTGCCGCTCTTCCCGACGCAGAGCGACCTCGACGAGCAGACCGGCGTGCCTGACCGCGCGAACGAGGCGATCGTGTGCAACCTCGCGTGTCGCCTCGCGCCGAGCTACGGCAAGCAGGTCCTCCCCGCGACGATGGCGACCGCGCGCGAGGCGTACAACACGATCCTGGTGCGCGCCGCGATGCCGCAGGAGCAGCAGTTCCCGCGCACGATGCCCGCAGGCGCCGGGAACAAGCCGTGGACGTGGCAGGGCGACCCGTTCCTTCCGCACCCCGTCGAGCCGCTTCTCGCGGGCAACGACGCGCCGATCGATTACGAGTAAGGGTTCACGATGCCAACGATCAACCAGCTCTCGCAACTCAACCAGCTCTCGGGCTCGGACCAGCTTCCCGTCTACTCGGCGAGCAACGGCGACGCGCGCAAGGCGTCGCTCTCGACGCTCCTCGCGTACATCGAGGCGCAGTTCGTTTCGCCGGACTACGTCACGCAGTACGCCTCGCCGAACGTGAACGGCTTCGTCGTCAACGTGGCGAGCACGACGCAGTCGACGTGGCTTCTCCTCACGCCGACGAGCGCCTTCGCGACGGGGACCATCGTCCTCCCGGCTGCGGCGCAGATCCCCGACGGGCTCGAGCTCCTCGTCTACTCGTCGCAGGACATCACGTCGCTCGCGGTCTCGCTCAACGGCGCGACGGCGGTGAACAACGCGCCCGGCGCTCTTTACGCTGGCGCGACGTTCGCCCTGCGCTTCGACAAGCTCTCGAACGCCTGGTGGACGGTGCAGAGCGCCGGCAGCTACGCGCAGGGCTCGTGGACGCCGGTCCTCGTGCTTGGCACGGTCGTTGGCACCGTGACCTACACGGGGCGGTGGACGCGCGTCGGGCGTCAGGTCACCGTCGAGATTCTCATCGAGACGGCCGCGGCGTCGCAGCTCACCTTCACCGCCGGCGCGTCCTATTGGACCGGCCTCCCCGCCGCGCTCGTCCCCGCGGGCGGACCGAACGTCGTCGCGACGGGCCCGCGTAGCGCGACCTACACGACGTCGTCGCTCGTCGTCGCAGACTTCGTTCCGGGAACCGGCGTCACGGTGACGCTCGGCCCTGGCAACACCACGATCCCCGGCGCACCGGGCGCTACGAAGGCGCTCTTCACCGCGACGTACACCATCTGACGGAGCCGTTTTTATGAGCTACTACCTGCAAGCCTTCGCGCCCGCCTTCGGTAACGGGCTTCTCCTTTCCCCCGGCGTCGCGAGCGCTACGACGGCCTTCCCGAACAACAGCAACGCCGTCGAGCTCACGAACCTCGGCGCGACGCGCGTGTCGGTGAGCTTCGGCGACACGAACGCCGTCACCGCGTCGCTCAATGCAGACTACACGATCCTCCCCGGCATGAAGATCGTCGTGACGAAGAACCGGGCGCACCAGTTCATCGCGCACATCAGCAGCGCGGCGGGCGGCTCCCTTCACATCATCCCCGGCGAGGGCTTCTGATGGCGCTCCGAGCACTCCAAGGGCCTACTGGCGGCGGCACTCCAGTCGGCGGCACCGGCACCACGAACACGATCCCCCGCTGGACCGGGCCGACGACGCTGGGGGATTCGATCATCACGCAGACGGGCACCAGCCGCATCACGGTGGGAAGCGGCAGCTACGCAGGCGCGTCGTTGGACGGTGTGCGCCTAGTCAACGGCGTAAACAGCTACTTCGCCGCAAGCGACGGCACCCGCACCGTCTTCATGGGCGCGGACGGAAATGCAGTAGTCGGCACGCTTACCGCGCACGACCTCAAGATCCGCGCTGGCAACGCCGACGCCATGATTGTGCAGCAAGGGACGCTCAACGTCGGCATCGGCACGGCGAGTCCGACCGCTGGCCGCTCTCTCACGACTGCCGCAGACATCGACGTCTACGGCGTGCGCGTGGGGCGTGGTGCGGGAGCGCAGGCGAGCAACACCGCCGTTGGCGCGAGTGCTCTCGCGAACAACACCACCGGAAGCGTCGCGGTCGCCGTTGGCGCCGAAGCGTTGAACGCGAACAGCACCGGCGTGGGCAACACCGCCATTGGCTATCGCGCTCTCCGCGCCGTCGTAAGCGCGAACAGCAACACGGCCGTTGGCTACCTTGCCGGGCTCGACCAGACCGGCGGCAGCAACGTCGCGATTGGTCAAGAGGCGCTGCGCGGAGCGGCTGGTTCTTCGGGGACAAACAACGTCGCCGTTGGCCTCCAAGCTGGCTTGGCAGTTACAACTGGAGCCAACAACGTATTCGTTGGCCGACAGGCTGGCGACTCCGTGACGACCGGCGCATCAAACATCGTCATTGGTTCCGGTGCCGACACCGCCGCCGCGACGACCAGCAACTCGCTCGTGGTTGGCGACGCAACCAACTACGTCGCCACCGATGGCGGCGCAACGACCTACTACGCCGCCGCAGGCGCTTCGCTCGGGTACATCCAGGTCCGACTGAACGGCGCCGACGTCAAGATCCAAGTCTTCGCACCCTGAAAGGTTCACCATGTACGCTACGATTCAACCCGTTTCGACCGGCTGGCCGGCCAAGACCGCCGACAAGCTCCGCGTTTCCAACGTGCAGATCACGACCATCGGCCTCGACGGCAAGGCGAACGTCCAGTGGCAGCTCTACAGCGACGCGGGCAGCGTCGCCGAGGGCTCGTGCGAACTGGCCGGCGCCGCTTATGACGCGTGGGGCACCGATGATGCGTACCTCCTGACGTGGCTCGCGGAGCCCGCGCAGCTCGGCCTGACCATCGTCGAGATCGTGCCCGACGCCCCGCCCGCCCCGCCCGCCGATGCGCCCTACGAGCCCATCGTTTACACGGAAGGAAACGTCTGATGGCCCTCTCCGAATCCCAAGCCGCCCAGGTGCTCGTGCAAGCGCTCGCCAAAGGGCAGGCGCGCGGCGCGTACGAGATCCACGAAAGCGCGCTCATTCACGAGGCGCTTACGCTCCTCGGCCCGAAGCTCGGCCTTGTGGCAGAGCAGGTGCCGGCGGAAGTCTCCGAGCCCGTCGTCCCCGCACCCTCGAACGAGTAGCTATGCCCGCGAAGAAGTCCGAGATGAAGTGCAACGTGGCGCGGAAGACCCCTGGTCATCCGAAGAAGACGCACGTCGTCAAGGCTTGCGAAGGCGGCAAAGAGAAGATCATCCGCTTCGGCGAGAAGGGCGCTTCTCCGAAACCGCCGCGGCAGGGCGAGAGCGAAGCGGACAAGAAGAAGCGCGCCTCTTTCTACGCTAGGCACGCAAAGAACATCGCCAAAGGCAAGATGTCCGCCGCGTGGTGGGCAGCGAAAGAACGCTGGTGACGACCTACACAAAGCCCGCCCTCCGCGAGCGCATCAAGGACCGCATCACCGCCTCAAGCAAAGGCGGCAAGCCGGGCCAGTGGAGCGCGCGCAAGGCGCAGCTCGTCGCCGCCGAGTACGAGAAGGCGGGCGGTGGGTACAAGGGGCCGCGGAGCGGCGCGCAGAAGTCGCTCTCGAAGTGGACGCGCGAAGACTGGGGCACGGGCTCGGGCAAGCCGTCTGGCAAGACCGGCGAGCGCTATCTCCCGAAGGCTGCACGCGAGGCGCTCACGCCTGCGGAGCTCGGCGCGACGAACCGCGCGAAGCGCGAAGCCACGAAGCGCGGCGAGCAATTCTCGAAGCAACCGCCGAAGATCGCGAAGAAGACTGCTAAGCATAGGTGACCATGGCGGCGATCCCCCTCCTCGCAGGCATCTACACGACGACGGCGCCGAACTTCCGCACGGCGTACCCGGTCAACATGGTGCCGACGCCGACGCCGACGGGCATCTCG